GTATTCATTTCTTCATCGATCGCAGAGCAGCGGTGGAGTACCAATGACGCACGCCTCCCTATTCAGCGGCATCGGCGGCTTCGACCTGGCGGCCGCGTGGGCCGGCTGGACGATCAAAGCCTACGGCAATGCCATAGTCCCGCAGGTGGCGCTGCGGATATTCGAAACGATAAATGAATACGAACGATGCAGAAAATAGGCCTCGTAGATGTCGACGGGCATCATTTTCCGAATCTCGCGTTGATGAAGTTGTCGGCGTGGCATAAGTCGCAGGGCGATATGGTAGAGTTCGCCGACCCGATGTTCGGGCATTACGATCGGGTATACATGTCGAAGGTCTTCACCTTCACGCCCGACTGTCCGGATTATTACCCTTGCGAGGTCGTACGTGCCGGCACAGGCTATAAAGACTACACGACGACGCTGCCCGACGAGATCGAACATTGCTGTCCGGATTATTCGCTGTACGGAGTGGACGAAGCCTATGGCTTTCTGACGCGGGGATGCGTGAACCGCTGCCCGTGGTGCATCGTTCCGCATAAGGAGGGCTCGATCCGTCCGGCATCGCCGCTTCGTGAATTCATCGGCGACAAACGGCGCGCCGTGCTGCTCGACAACAATGTGCTGGCGTCGGACTTCGGGTTGGAACAGATCGAGGAGATCGTCCGTATGGGTATCTCCGTAGATTTCAATCAAGGTCTGGATGCACGTCAGGCTTGCGACGACGCCTTCATCCTCGACTTGTTGTCCCGCGTGAAATGGATGAATCAGATACGATTCGCCTGTGACCGGATGTCACAGATGGAACCGGTAGCCAAGTGTGTGAAAGAATTGGGACGTCGAGGTGTTAAGCCTTATCGGATTTTTGTCTACTGCCTGATTCAAGATGTCGATGACGCATTGGAGCGAATCAATGCTTTGCGCAAATTGGGAGTACTCCCGTTCGCCCAGCCATACAGGGATTTCGATAATAACGTCGAGCCGACAAATGAGCAGAAACGGTTGGCCCGCTGGTGCAATCATCGGGCGATTTTCAAGAGTGTGGAATTCAAAAACTATAAAGGATGACAAATCAAGTAACAAGCATCGAGCAGTCGAAGCGGCTGCTGGAACTGGGCGTTCCGGCCGAAAAGGCAAGTATGGCGTGGGCACAATGTAGTGGCGAATGGCATTTGTCAGTACTTCCCCATTATACCGCCAGCAAAGAATACATTGATAGTGGGATAAGCATTCCTGCTTTCACGGTTACGGACTTGCTCGAAATGTTGCCTGCGGGCATCACGTATGGCCGCTTGTATATTACACGCAGTTCTTATTCGAAAGGGGAAGATTGGCGAGTTTTCTACAAACGGGTTGGCGTATCAAAAAGGAGCATCATATCTTTTGGAGATCACACATTAATAGTTCCTGCGTGCAATATGATTGAGTGGGTAGTGTCGAACGGTTACAAGTTGAACGTATGAAGACAGACAAAAAGATACTCGATGCATGCTGCGGATCCCGTATGATGTGGTTCGACAAATGTTGTTCAGAAGCTCTGTTTATGGATATTCGCCGCGAGGAACTCATCGCTTGTGATGGGCGTCATATCAAGGTGGATCCCGACATAGTCGGAGATTTTCGGGCTATGCCTTTCGACGATGAATCGTTCCGGCTGGTTGTATTGGATCCGCCGCACCTCAGAAAATTAGGCGGCACGTCATGGTTGGCTCAGAAATACGGAATGCTTCTTCCTTCTTGGGAAACGGATATACGTGCTGCTTTCGATGAATGTATGCGGGTCTTGAAGCCGGAAGGAATTCTGATATTCAAATGGAACGAGGATCAGATAAAAGTTCGGCAAATATTGGACATCATCCCCTATAAACCGTTGTTCGGACACCCGACATCCAAACACGGAAAAACGATATGGATGTGCTTCATGAAAAATTAACCAAGTAATTAAAATACGAATTTGAATACCTCAAAATAAGTTAGCTATGAAAAACAATCAGGTAAAAATCACTTTTCAGGACAATGAGCAGACGGCTGTCGTCCAGATTACCCAAAATGGGAATGAAGTCTCCGTCTCCACCAAATTCACGCCGGAACTCAATATGGATGACCCGAACGATACCCCTGCATTGAACTGGGCCGCCGTATTTCTGGAAGCCATTAAGAGATTGGGAGAGTAATATGAAAAAGATTATGTTCAACGACCGCTACGGCTTGACGCAGGCGGTCATCGAGGGTCGAAAGACCATGGCGATGATGCTGATTAATATCAAGTCCACCTCCGACGTACAGGTACGAATTTTTGCAGGATACGTCCAAATCATCGGGCGTAGCGGCGATGTATGTGCTGAGAAAAAGCTGTCCTACAAGGTCGGCGAGGTCGTGGCCGTGGCGCAGAGATATCAAGATATTTTCGACTACTCCAACTGTGTCAATCCGTATGCTTGGGAAGATGATGATAAACCATCTGGTTGGACGAACAAGATGCTTACTAAGGCCGAGTTGATGCCCCATCAAATCCGCATCACCGGAATCAAGTGCGAGCGGTTGCAGGATATTTCGGAGGAGGATTGCATGAAGGAGGGTATCTTAGGGGATGTAGAGTACGACAAATACGAAGTTTACGGCCTTTTTGGAAATAGCGATGATGGGTTTGACACTCCCCGCGAAGCCTTCGCTTCGCTGATCGACAAGGTGTCCGGACGGGGAACGTGGAAACGCAATCCGTGGGTCGTGGCTTATGAGTTCGAATTGGTGAAATAGCGAGATTCTCGCAAAATCTCGAAATAATTACAAAAAAAATTGGAGACTATGAGAGAAATTAAATTCCGAGGCAAACGCCCTGATACAATGGAATGGGCTGTCGGTAGTCTTGTGGAGTGTTTTAATGGGAAAACTGGCATTGTTTCGATGACAAAATATTCGGAAGAGAATGGAATAAAGGCAATCATTGACGAAGTTTACCCCGATACAATCGGCCAGTACACGGGTCTGAAAGACAAGAACGGTGAAGAAATTTGCGAAGGGGATGTACTGACCGATAAGTTCGGGAGCATCGGAGTGGTCGAGTGGCGAAACTGTGGGTTCGTTGTGAACTTCGGCGACGTGGATATTTTTCTTATTTCCGATTGCTTCGACGATTCCTATCAAATGTGGGCAATCGGCAATATGCACGATAACCCAGAATTACTGAAAGGAGTAGAATAATGAAAAGTGAAAGAGCTGAAAATTACTTGTACGATCACGAGTGCAGCTATCCGTATAGCGGGTATGTGACAATGCAGGATGCCGAAAGGATGGCAGGACTTGCCGAGCAAGAAACCGAGGAGCGGATGCGTGAAAAGGCAATAGAGGCATTCAAATCCTCATGCAAATATAAGGACGGTTGTGACGGGAGCGGTAGGGTGTGCGACCCTGCGCTGTGTGAAGATTTGAGATCATTTATCCAAAAATTGGATGAGATATGAAAGCGATTAAGGAAAGGGCAAAAAAGTATGCTCGAAAAGTGTGGCGTGGTGGGACGAGAGAATACGGCAGTCACATGAAGTTAACTGAATGTGACTTTATTGCAGGTGCCCAATCCGAGCGGGAAGAATTGACCCGCTGGCGTAATCCGAATGAGGAACTGCCGGAAAATAATTCGTGTGTTTTGATGAAAGTCTCGGACGGCGAACATGAGCGAATTTATCTTGGAGCCCGCCAAGATGATGTGTGGATGTGTGATGGAGGCTATTCCTTCTGCCAGAATGCAGAAGAGTGTCTCGGATACGATGGTGTGGTTATCGGCTGGCGACCGATTTACGAAAACGAATAGAACGATGGACATCTTGACTCCACATGACGGCGTGACGAACGATAAGATAGCCAAAGCGCAGATCGAGGCCGTCGAACGAAAGCAGAACGAATACAAACTGATCGGGCAACTGGTTCGGGTGCCCGGTCATACCCTCTATAAATTCAATACGGTTACGCGGACAGCGTCGAGAGCGGAAGTGGAGGTTTCGGCCGATTCGTGGCTGAATCCTGAGAACATGAAGATCGAGAGCGACCGCAAATCGCGTGTCAAGGTCGAAAAGGACTGTTACTATGAGCAGGCATTGAACATGAAGAACTTTATCAAGCGCCTGCGCCGGCGGGGTATCGTCGGAATGGGCGAGGTGGTGAAACTCGAAAGGTAGAGGAAATGATAAAATACAGACGAACAGATAAAATAGGCGGGGATGAGACCGCGCCTTATGATGTAATATTCGATCGAGAATATACCGTTAGGGAATTCATCGAGTACATATTGACTCGTAATGAGTGGGGAAATATCCGGTTTATAGGCGGGTCGAGTTATGGCTATCGTCAAGATCAGCTTTTATATCCGATTCCAGATAGATATATGGAAACGTGCGTCGCGTCTGTTAAAGCTGCTGGCGGTTGGTCAAATATGGATTATTTGATAGAGATGGAAAAATAGAAAAAGAGGCGATCCCGAAAGATCACCCCTCACCCAAGAACAAAGGTAGTAATTAATTCGGGATTTGCAATGAACCATTTTATCTCAATTCAGGCCGCAGCCGATGAGTACGGCATTTCGACACGTTGGATATGGAAATCGATTCGAGTGGATCGGACACTCGGCACAGTCGTCCGCAACGGGCGGATCTATCTGCGCCGCATCGAGTGGGAGGCATTTGTCGAACGGCATCCCCGACTGATCGAAGAGTGGCATGATTTACATGCACACCTACAATACCGCTATATCAGGCAATGAAAAAGAGCGAAAAGTTGAAAGAATCGTCTCCCCGATAGGTGATCTTTGCATATATGGGCAAGCTCACGATCAAACAGGAAAAGTTTTGCAATAAGTACCTCGAATGCGGTAATGCGTCCGAGGCATATCGCTATGCTTACAGATGTTCGAACATGAGCGATAACACGGTATGGAATAATGCCTATCTGCTATTACAAAACAGCGAGGTTGCAGCGAGGATCGAATATCTGAAAACTCACCTTGCCGAGGCTGCGGGCATCTCGGCCTTGCAGATCATCCGCGAGCACCAGAAGATCGCCTTTTCGGATGCGACCCGCATTCGTAACGGCTGGATGTCGCTTAAAGAGTTCGAGTCGCTCACGGACGATGAGAAGGCATGTATAAAGTCGATCAATACCAAACAGGTCAAACGGATCGCTTCGAATGGCGATGAGATTGTCGAGGAGTTCGTGAAGATCGAGTGCTACGACAAGCAGAAGAGTCTCGACAGCATCATGAACATGTTGGGTTACGCAGCGCCGAAGGAGGTGAAACTATCCGGAAAGATAGAAAATCCTGCCGTCGCTCCCGTCGTCATTCAAATAGACGCGGAGGATGCGTTGTCGATCGAAAAAACACCGCCTGCCGATGCATCGTCTGCCTGACATCCGCACCTATCGGGGGAAAGTGTATCGTTACCTCATGTATCGGTACATGCAGTACAGGGAACGGGATGCGGTGTTGAAGATTTTTAATGAAGGGTCGAGCCGTTCGGGGAAGACCTACGATGCCTTCGATTTTCTGTACGACATCTGTACGCTCGCACTATCCCCGCTCAATATCTTCGTATATCGAAATACGTTGCAGGCCTGCAAGGAGATCACCCTTGCCGATTTCCGCAAGAAACTGACCCTGCGCGGCGTCTACGATCCCGATGCGATGCGCAGCGAGAATCAACATCCCGACTACTATATCAACAACTCCGTGATCCATTTCCGCGGATTGGACAGAATGGATAGCCGTGAAGGATACGATTGCGACATCATCTACATCAACGAGATGCTGGACGACATCTCGAAGCAGCAGTACAAAAATATCACGATGCGCTGCACGACGATGGTCATCGGCGACTGGAATCCCAAATATACCGAACATTGGGCCTTCGAACTGGAAGGGCAGCCGCACACCTATTTTACGCACACGACATACAAAGACAATCCGTTCTGCCCGCCTGGGGTCATACGAGAAATCGAATCCTATGAACCTACACCGGCGAACATTGCTGCGGGCACGGCCGACGAGTGGCGATGGAAAGTCTATGGATTGGGAATCCGTGCAGCGAAAGAGGGTCTTGTCTATCCGAATATCGACTGGATCGATGAATTTCCGTCCGACCTGGAAAGGGTCGTGTTCGGCCTTGACTTCGGATTTACGAACGATCCTACGGCGCTCGTCCGTCTGGGGCTTCGGGGGCTTGATCTATACATGAAGGAAGAGTTTTATGCACCCTGCTCCGATCCGGCCTTGCTCTACGATGCGATCGAGGGGGTGGTCGGGCGGATGCCCATATTCGCCGACTCGGCGGACAAATACGCTAAAAATCCCGAATCGATGGTCGACGGCCTGCTGCTGCGCGGGCTCAGCGTGGTGAAGGCGAAGAAATATGCCGGTTCCGTAACGGACGGAATTCACATGGTCAAATCGTTCCGCCTCCATATCGTCCGCAGCCGTAATTTCCAAACCGAGGCCAATTCCTATGTGTGGGATTCGGTGAACGGCATTACGATCAACCAGCCGATCGACAAATTCAATCACTTGTGGGATGCGGCCCGATACGCTGTAATGGAGTATCTCTATTGGGTCTGCAACCGCCGAAAATGAAAAAACAGCGAAAAGTTCGGAGAACCCTCTTTTATCGCCCTTACATTTGCTTCAAAGGCTATGTGCAATGAGATTCAGCTTGAAGTGGCGAAGTAAGAGTCAGGACTTGACGACGAAATCGGAGTGCGGAACTCCGACAGCGGAGGAACAGCGGTTCGTCTCTGTGCGCGATTTTCTCTCGGCAATGGGATTGGGCAGCGGTAGTACGATCGACTGCGACACCGTTGCCGGACAGACTATCGCTTACGCTCGGTGCAGCGCGTTGTTTTCGGTCGTGACCAAGAAATCCGCGGCAATTCGCAACGCCCGCTGGTGGGCTGTCGATCCGTCGGACGACGCTCGCCAGGTCGCAGGTCGCACGGAGGAACTGAACAGGTGGAAGCATCCGAATGACTTTCAAACGATCGAAGATTTCACGGCGATGATCGAAGCCTTCAAGGATATTTACGGAAAAGCCTATATTCTTCGCTGGGAGCCGGTCGGTGTGCCCACGGCCTACGAACTCTACGTGATTCCGAATCCGCTTGTTCAGGAGGTGACGACCTCCGAATTCACCGGTTTCCGGCCCGATCCGCAGATCGATTATTATATGGTTTCGATCAACGATTATCAAATTCGTGTCGATCGGGATCAAATGTTCGTCGTGCGGGATTCGGCCTATAATCCGAATATCTTCGGAGCATCGCAGTCGCGTCTGTCAGCCTTGCAGAACGCCGTCAATCCTTTCGTGTCGTCATTCGAGGCGCAGAACGAACTCATCATCAACAGAGGGGCATTGGGTATCATCTCGTTGAATAGCGAGGATTTCCGGACATCCGTGTTGCCGGAGAACAAGGAGGATCGGGAGCAGGCACAAGCGGCCCTGCGGCGATACGGCGTGATGAAGGGCCAATATAAGTACATCGTGACCGGATTGAAGGCTGCTTTCGTGCAGATTTCGGCCAACATGAAGGACATGAATCTCACGGAGGTGCAGCGCAATGCCAAGAAGGAGATCGCCGATGCCTATCAAGTGCCGTATGTACTGATCGACACCGAAGGTACGACCTATGCGAATCTTACGGCGGCCGAGGTCAAATTGTACAACGATGCGATCAAACCGGATGCAGAGCGAATATCGGAGGTATTGAACGCGGCGCACGGGTTCGATGGATTCCGCATCGTTCCCTATTTCGATCACCTGTCGATCTTCCAGGAAGCGAAGCGGCTGTATGCCGACTCGCT